GCGAAGTGAGCCTTTCCGCCCCTTCGGCGCACTGGACCCTGACCAGGTCCGGTGCGGTAGCCGTTAAGCCCCCCCATTCCTGCGGCCTCGCCGCTTCCTCGCCCCCTGGGGCGTCTTCCCTCCCGAGCCTGGCCGGCGCGCGTGAGCCCGCGCGCCGGTCCTTTTCGGAGGCCCGCGCATGGGCCGCTTGAAGATGCTCCGGTCCACCCTCGGTTCCGCCCCGCCCCGGATCGCCCGCATGACGGACGATCACGGTCACAGCCGAGTCCTCGAGCCCTGGCGCAAGTGGTACAGCCTCGCGGCCTGGACCCGCCTGCGCCTCGACATCCTGACCCGCGACGGCTTCGAGTGCCGGGACTGCCAGCGCATCGACCCGACGGGCCGCCAGCTGGTCGCCGACCACATCCAGCCGCATCGCGGCGACCGCGCCCGCTTCTGGGCGCCCGACAATATCCAGACCCTCTGCAAACCCTGCCACGACGGCGCGAAGCAGCGCGAGGAACGTGCAGGACCCCCTGGGAGGGGGGTGTCGAAACTCTGAAGCCCCTCGCCTCGGAGACCGGCCCTCCCCCCATTCGCAGGTTTTTTTCTTGATGAGCGACAATCCGGAGGCGGTCGATCTGTTCGGGGACCCTTGGGGCGAGGCCCGGGGGCGCGGGGGGCGGAAGCGTCACCGCCGTTTGCCGCAAGTCGCTGAAAAGATTGGCGTTATGCGGGCGACGGGGGCGACGGTCGAGGATGTGGCCTCGGCGCTCGGCCTGTCGGAGCCGACCCTGCGGAAGTATTATTTTCGGGAGCTGTCCGAGGGCGCGCAGATCGCCCGGCGGGTCCTGGTCGAGGCCATGTGGAAGAAGGCCATCGCGGGCAACGTCTCGGCCGCGAAGTTCATCCGGGACGAGTTCCCCAAGGGTGACGCCGAGGCCTTCGTGAACGCCAGCCGCCCGGCCCAGACGGCCGCTGCGCCCCTGGCCACGCCGACCGGCAAGAAGGAAGCCGCCCGCCTGGCCGCCAAGACCGCCGGTCTCGGCACCGAGTGGGGCGATGACCTGATGGCGCCGACGGTCCAGTGAACGCCTTCACGAGCGCGGGCTACTGGCGCACCGCCTGCCCGGACTGGGCCGCCCGGCTGATGGCCGGCGAGAGCCTGGTTCCGGACCTGCCCCTGTTCGCGGCGGAGCGGGACAAGGCCCTGCGGATCTTCGACCGCCTGCGCCTGCCCGACGTGATCGGCCAGCCGCCCATGGCGGAGGCGGCCGGGCCCTGGATCCGCGACATTGTTGCGGCCCTGTTCGGGTCCTACGACGCCGAGATCAACCGGCGGATGATCCAGGAAATCTTCCTCCTGGTGCCCAAGAAGAACGGGAAGTCGTCCTACGCCGCTGCGATCATGGTCACGGCGATGATCGTCAACCGCCGGCCAAACGCCGAGTTCCTGCTGATCGCCCCAACGATGGAAATCGCCGGGATCAGCTACAAGCAGGCCGAAGGCATCATCAAGGCGGACCCGTCCCTGCTGGAGGTGTTCCACCTGAGGGAACACCTGAAGACCATCGTCCATCGCGGGAGCGGCGCAGAACTTAAGATCAAGGCCGCCGACACCGACGTGATTACCGGGTCGAAGTCGACGGGAATCCTGATCGACGAGACCCACGTCTTCGCCAAGAAGTCGAACGCTGCGGACATCTTCGTGGAGATCCGTGGAGCCCTGGCCGCCAGGCCGGACGGCTTCCTGATCCAGATCACGACCCAGTCCAAGACCCCGCCCTCGGGCGTCTTCAAGGCTGAGCTGGAGATCGCCCGGGACGTGCGGGACGGGGCCCTGAGCCTTCCGCGCCTGCCCGTCCTCTACGAGCTGCCCGACGACGTGGCCCAGGGCGACGGCTGGAAGAACCCGGCGGTCTGGCCCCGGGTGAACCCGAACCTCGGCCGCAGCGTCGACATCCAGTTCCTGCAGAACGCCCTGGTCACCGCCGAGCGGACGGGGAAGGACGCCCTGGCCCTTTTGGCGAGCCAGCACTTCAACGTCGAGATCGGCATGGCCCTGAGGGCCGACCGTTGGATCGGGGCCGAATACTGGCTGGCCGCGACCTCGCCCGACCTGGTCGAGCTGGACGACCTGCTGGCCCGGTCGGAAGTGGCCGTGGTCGGGATCGACGGCGGCGGCCTGGACGACCTGATGGGCCTGGCCGTTCTGGGCCGGGACCGCGACACGCAGGACTGGCTGCTCTGGGCGCACGCCTGGGCCCACCCTGAGGTCTATGAGCGGCGGAAAGAGATCATCCCTCTTCTGGAGGGGTTTGAAGCCGCCGGCGAGCTGACCCGATGCGAGCGCCCGACCCAGGACGTGGTCGAGGCCGCCCAGCTGGTCGCCCGGGTCCGCGATGCGGGCCTCTTGCCCGAGGCGGCCGGCGTGGGGCTGGACCCTCAGGGCGTGGCCGCCCTGGTGGACGCCCTGGCCGAACGGGACATCACCGGCGACCAGGTCGTCGGCATACCCCAGGGCTACCGGATCGCCGGCGCCATCTGGGGAACGGAACGGAAGCTGGCGGACGGGACCCTGAAGCACGGCGGCCAGGACCTGATGGCCTGGGCCGTCGGAAACGCCAAGGTCGAGCAGCGCGGCAACGCGGTGCTGATCACCAAGCAGGCGGCCGGCAAGGCCAAGATCGACCCCCTGATGGCGGCCTTCAACGCGGTCGCCCTGATGTCGCGTAACCCCCAGGCCCGCGTAGCGCCGGAGATCATCTTCCTCTGATGGCCAGCCTCCTCGACAGCCTGCGCACCTGGTTCGGCGGCGGAGCCGCGCCCGCGCCTCAGAACGCCGGCTACATCCTGACCGGGAGCGTCTTCGGCGAGTCCTTTCCGACGTCCGGTCTGCCGGTCCTGTCGGAGAAGAGCGCCCTCACCGTCTCGGCGGTCTACGCCGCGGTGAACCTGATCTCCGGGACCATCGCGTCCCTGCCCGTCGAGATCTACGCCCGCGCCGCCGACGGCGAGCGGGACCGCCTGCACAATGACCGCCTCTGGTGGATTCTCAACGAGGAATGGACCCCCCGCTGGTCCGCCTCGGCGGGCTGGGAACATCTGGGCCAGTCCCTGCTGCTGCGGGGCGACGCCTTCATCCGCATCCGGCGCGACCGGAATGGCGGGCTGACGGGCCTGGAGCCTCTGGCCTGGGATCGGGTGACGCCAGTCGTGGCGCCGGGCGGCCTAAGCCTGCTTTACGAGATCCTGCCCGATCCGACCCTCCCGGCGAGCCCTTCCAACCTGCGGTTCGACGGGGTTCGGGGCCTGTCGCCCCTGCGCGTGGCCCTGCGCCTGGCCGGGCCGGTTTCCAGCGCCATGCAGGAGTACTCGGCCCGGTTCTTCTCGAACGGCGCCCGCCCGGACTACGTGCTGACGACGGACCAGACCCTGCCGCCGGAGAAGGTGGACCAGCTGCGCGAGCAGCTGGCCGAACGCCACGGCGGCCTGGAGAACGCCCGCCGGCCCATGGTCCTGACCGGCGGCCTGAAGACTGCGCCCCTGTCGGTCCCGGCCGACGAGATGCAGCTGCTGGAAAGCCGGAAATTCGCGGTCGAGGAGATCGCGCGGATCTACGGGGTGCCCCCGTTCATGATCGGCCACAACGAGAAGACCACCAGTTGGGGCTCCGGGGTCGAGGCCATGGGCGTCGGATTTGTCCGCTACACCCTGCGCCAGCACCTCAGCAAAATCGAGACCGAGCTGAACCGGAAACTGATCCGGACCACTCGCCGGGTCCTGGCCTTCGACACGACCGAGCTGGAGCGGGCCGACTTCAAGACCCTGCTGGAAGGCTACCGGATCGCCCTGGGCCGGGCCGGCGAGCCCGCCTTCATGACCGTGGAGGAGGTCCGCGAGCGGCTGAGCCTGAAGCGCCAGCCCGAGACGCCCTTCCCGACGACCGCCGCGCCTGCGCCGACGCCGGCGGCGGAACCTGACCCCCTCGATCCGGCCGAGCCGGAACCGACCTCCGACGGAGCCTCCTGATGCGCCAGCTGCACCGCCTGATCCAGGCCAACCGGGGCCGTGGGTCCTTCCGCGCCGAGGGCAACCGCCTGGTGATCTACGACGTGATCGTCGCCTCCGATGCGGACGCCGCCTGGCTGGGCGGGGTCTCGGCGGAGACCTTCCAGCGCGAGATCCGCGCCATGGGCGGGGACATTGAGCTGCGGATCAACTCTCCCGGCGGGGACGTCTTTGCAGCCCGGGCCATGGCCCAGGCGATCCGCGAGCACCCCGGCAAGGTGA